TATCTTACAGATCCAAATCTATTAGAAAATATAAAAAATGATGCAATCAATTTGATTAAAGATGGTTGGAACGAACTAATGGATATGATTCCATGGGGTGAAATAGCAACAGTGGTTGGCGGAGCCGTAATTGCACTATTTACAAATTTAAATCCATGGGCTAGATTAGTGTCAGGAATAATTGCAGGACTGACAGCATTGTTTGATTGGGAAACTGTAAAACAACAATTTACAGATGCTTGGAATTACGTAACAGGTGGAATTAGTGACGGACTAAAATGGATAGGTAATTGGTTTTCCAATTTATTTGATTTTGATTTTGGAGCGATACTAGAAAGTTTAGTACCAAATTGGGTTAAAAAGTTTTTACCTGACAGCTTATTTGCCTCAAATACCACAACACCTAGTGTAACAGCAGATCCGTCAACAATGCTTTCACAGATTGAAAAACCATCTGAAGAAGCAATAGCAACTGCTAAAGCAGAAGCCGATACTGCCGGAACTAAAGGCGGCTATACTGGAGGAGGCATAAGTAATAGTGCCATTATGGAACTTGTTGCAGAAACCAAAAAAACAAATAGAAAACTAGACGCTCTAAATGGAAATATACACATAGCAAGTTAATAATGGTTAGGAAAAATAAATGAGTTGGAAGAGACATTTTACATCTATAGAAACAGAAGGAGGATCAAGTAGTCCTTTATCGATGACAGGATCACAACCAGGTCCAGCTAGAACAAACTATTCAAGTTTCTTACCAGATGTATACACTGGTGCTCCAAACAGAGTTGAACGTTACGGACAATATAATGTAATGGATCAAGACTCAGAAGTAAACGCGGCACTCGATATTTTAGCAGAGTTTTGTACACAGCAAAACACACAAAATAAAACAGCATTCACTATAGATTTCAAATCCAAAGCAACAGGATCAGAAATAAAAGTAATAGAACAATACTTGCAACAATGGCATAAACAGAATAATTTTGAAACACGCATATTCAAGATTGTGCGTAATGTATTTAAATTTGGCGATGCTTTCTTTATTAGAGATCCAGAAACAAAAACTTGGTTTCATGTTGATCCGGCAAAAGTTTCTAGCATTATTGTAAATGAATCAGAAGGCAAAAAGCCCGAGCAGTATATTGTAAAAGATATTAATTTAAATTTTACAGACAAAGTTGCTACTACACCTTATACCACAAACGGAAACGTTACCGGCGGCGGTGACGGATATCTTACAGGTGGTGTAAGAGGTATGGTAGGAAACACACAAACACAGAGCAGTTCATCAAGATTTGGCATAGATAAAAATAAAGAAATTGCCGTGAGTGCTGAACACATGGTACATTTAAGTTTGTCAGAAGGATTAGACAACAATGCACCGTTTGGTAATTCATTGCTAGAAAGCATTTTTAAAGTTTACAAACAAAAAGAATTACTTGAAGACGCTATTATTATTTACAGAACACAAAGAGCACCAGAAAGAAGAGTGTTTTATGTTGATGTAGGAAATATGCCATCACACCTTGCGATGCAGTTTGTTGAAAGAGTCAAAACTGAGATACATCAAAGAAGGATACCATCAAAGACAGGAGGCGGTACATCTGTCATAGACAGTGCATACAATCCTCTATCCACAAATGAAGATTACTTTTTTCCGCAAACAGCAGAAGGACGTGGATCTAAAGTTGAAACACTACCTGGCGGAACAAACTTAGGTGAAATTGATGACCTTAAATATTTTACTAACAAACTAGTACGTGGTTTGCGTATTCCAAGTTCATACTTACCAGCGGCCGCACAAGACGAAGGCCAAGCACAGTTTAATGACGGTAGAGTAGGTACAGCTTATATACAAGAATTGCGTTTTAACAAATACTGTGAAAGACTACAAAACTTGCTTGTAGAAGTGTTTAATCAAGAATTCAAAAGATATCTGTTAGAAAAAGGTGTCAATATTGATATTGCAATGTTTGATTTGCTATTTCAACCGCCACAAAACTTTGCAAGTTATAGGCAATCAGAATTAGATAACCAAAGAATAGGAACTTTTGCACAGATACAAGCAATACCTTTCATAAGCAACAGATATGCAATGAAACGTTTCTTAGGAATGTCGGATGCTGAACTTGCCGAAAATGAAAGATATTGGAAAGAAGAGAATGACGAAACACTTCAACAAAAACCAACTGACGCACAAGGGGAAATGAGAGGTGCAGGTATTAGTGGTGCAGGCATTGGTTCAGATTTAGACAATGCAACAGACACACCACCAGATGATGCCGATCCAACAGTTACCGCAGGTGCAACTGATACAACAGGTGCAGGAGGAGATGCTGGTGTAGGAGATGCCCCTGGTGGCGCTACCGACCCGGAAGCATAAATAATAGTATGATACTAAGAGAAATATTTTATTTTGATAAAGAAACAATCGAGCCTATCGAAGATAAAACTTATGACGCTACCGATGACGAAAGCATTGTGAAGCGTGATGATACACGCAAAACTAGATTAACACTTAGACAAATCAACAAAGCTCGTAAGATGTCTGAAATTCATGCTGAAGAAACAGAAAAAGAATTAGAATTTGTCAGACAGATGTACGGAATTCAATCACAACCAGAAGCAGTATAAAGAGGTTAGCTAATGACAGTAGCTTTCGTTATAGGAAATGGCGAGAGTCGGAAAGACATTGATCTATACTCCTTAAAACAATACGGCAAAGTCTATGCCTGCAATGCAGTGTATAGACATTATCAACCAGATTACCTCGTTGCAGTTGATGTCAAAATGATATTAGAGATCAATCACCACAAATGGCAAATGGAAAATGAAGTATGGACTAATCCTAACAAAGCATATCACGGCTTTGAAGGATTCAATTTTTTCCAACCAAGCAAAGGCTGGAGCAGTGGTCCAACTGCTTTATGGTTGGCAAGCACACACGGACATGATACAATTTACATATTGGGTTTTGATTTTCATGGTAAACAAGACGACAAAGGTGAACGAACAAAGGTAAATAATTTGTACGCAGGAACGCAAAATTACAAAAAGTCACACGAACCGGCGACATATTTTGGTAATTGGGAGAGGCAGACTGCGTCAACTTGCGAATCACATGCAGGTACAAGGTACATAAGGATAGTAGAAGATAAAGACGATTTCATTCCTAAGCAACTTAAAAAAGTTGCAAATTGTTCTCATATTACTGTAAGTGAGTTCAAGAGATACTATGATATGTAATTACGTGTCAAAAAAGCCTGTTTTGACACCATTTTCCACGTGTTTTATAATAAAAGTGTAAATAATACTAGACAGCCTTACCAAACAACCATAACAGGAGAATAAAATGGCAGATAAATCTAAATTAGAGCAGATGCTCGAAAAACTTGTTAATAACGATCGCGACGGTGCAGATGCGTTATTTCATGAATTTGTAATTGAAAAATCTCGTGGCATTTATGAAAAAATGCTAGAGTCAGATCTTGAAGATCTTGAAGTCGACGAAGCTTCTCATGATAAAAAAGAGAAAAAAGACGACAAGAAAATGAAAGAAGAGTCAGACGAAGAAGTAGATGAAGCTTCCGACGAAGATGAAGTTAAAGAAGATTCAGACGAGGAAGTAGACGAAGCTTCCGACGAAGACGTAGATGAAGCTTCAGATAAAGACGTAGAAGAAGCTACAGACGAAAAAACTGACGAAAATTTTGGAGAAATTACACCAGAAGCTGACCCAATGATGGGCGGTGATGCGGCAGATGACATGATCGATGACATGGAAGATGGCGACGAAGGTGGAGAAGAAATGGGCGACGATGCAGAAGAAATAGAAGATCGTGTTGTTGACCTAGAAGATGCTCTTGATGACCTAAAAGCTGAATTTGAAAAAATGATGGCTGACAAGGATGGCGACGACGGCGATATGGATGACGACGATGCCGCTGACATGGACATGGGTGATGAAGAGAAGGAAGACGAGGCAATTGAGCCAGCTTCCGATCTTAGCATGGAACCAGCTGAAGAAATGCCTTTTGAAGGTAAAAAGACACAAGCTGAGCAAATGCGTGAATATGTAGAAAAAGTTGCTATGCCAAAAGGCGAAGACAACAAAGCAAAAAGCCCTGTAGCAAGTGCTAACAATATGGGTGGAACTGCTTCTAACATTAACGCAGGCGGAGAAGGTGCAACTGGTGGTTCGGCAATGACTGCAAAAGAAGATAATGCAGGCAATGTTAACGTACCAGGCGGCAAAGCTTCAAAGTCAATGAAAAATGCTAAAGGCCACGGCGCTGAGAAAAAAGGCGCAGGCGAAACAGGTGCTGACACAAAGAGTGTTGTCGGTAGCTAATTGAGGACTAAAAGGTAGATGTTACACTTAAGAGAGACACTATCATTCGATCAAGCAAAGATGGTCGTGGAGCATACCGAAAACGAATCAGGTGGTAAGGACCTGTATTTGAAAGGTATTTGCATCCAAGGTGGTGTAAGGAATGCTAATCAAAGAGTATATCCTGTTACTGAAATCGGTAGAGCTGTCAACACGCTCAACGATCAGATAAAAGGCGGATATAGTGTGCTTGGAGAAGTTGACCATCCTGAAGGACTCAACATAAACTTGGATCGTGTTTCACATATGATCACCGAAATGTGGATGGACGGACCAAATGGTTATGGAAAATTAAAAGTAATTCCAACTCCGATGGGACAGATAATTGACACAATGATTAAAAGCAATGTGAAAGTTGGTGTCTCATCTAGGGGTTCGGGAAACGTTAAAGAAGACGGTAGCGGAGAAGTCAGCGAGTTTGAAATTATTACTGTTGACTGTGTCGCACAACCAAGTGCTCCTGGGGCTTATCCAACTCCAATTTACGAGCATTTGTTGAACAACAAAGGTGGTTATAAGGCAATGAATATGGCTCGTGAATTACATGGCGATGAAAAGGCTCAGAGATATTTAAAGGAATCGTTGGTCAACATTATCAACGGTCTCCAATAATTTAGGAGAAAACAAAATGTTAGATGCACTGAAACAACTCTTTGAAAATAACGCAATTTCAGAGGAAATCAGAGCAGAAATCGAACAGGCTTGGGACAAGAAGATTAGAGAAAATCGACTTGAAGCTACAGCTGAACTTCGTGAAGAATTTGCACAAAAGTATGAGCATGATAAAGCTACAATGGTAGAAGCCATTGATAAAATGCTTGAAGAAAGACTTGGTGCAGAAATTACTGAATTCGCAGAAGATCGAAATAAACTAGGTGAAGCAAGAGCAAAATATGCCGTAGCAATGCGTGAAAACGCAGATCTACTTAAATCTTTTGTTGTGCAACAACTAGGCAAAGAGATCGGAGAATTACACGAAGATCAAAAGTCTATGGCAAACAAGTTCCAAAGATTGGAAGATTTCATAGTTGATTCCCTATCAAAAGAGATAGCAGAGTTTTACGAAGATAAAAAAGACTTGGCAGAAACAAAGGTACGTTTAGTACGTGAAGCCAAAGAACATCTAGCTAAAGTTAAGGGCAAGTTCATCAAAGATGCGACAAGAATAGTAGCAGAAACAGTAGAGAAAGGTCTTCACAAAGAAATTTCTCAACTTAAAGAAGATATTGAGTCAGCACGTAAGAATGATTTTGGAAGAAAGATTTTTGAATCTTTTGCTTCAGAATATTCAAACAGCTATCTTAATGAGAAGTCCGAAA